AAATTCTTTAAATGTTAACATCTTAGTATTCTTCGATAATTATGTTAAGTTCTATCTTTGCTCTAACCAGTTCAACACTGCTACTGCTGCTTTGTTGGTGTTTGGTGAAGCACAAACAAGAGTATAGATATCACTAACAGTTCCAAGAGCACTTCTACCAATCTGTAGAGATGCTTTTGTATCAAGTTCGATCAAACTTGAACCACCACCAATCGTAAATCCACCAACAAGATTATTGCCACCTGTATACGCAGTAGCACTAATATCATATTGAGTAATAACATTTGCATCTGTAGGATTAGTCCAAACTGCTCCAGTCAGGGTTGCATTCTCTACCAATCTCCAAAACACATTAGTATTATCGTTAGTTGCTACCTGAAGTGATCTAGGCAAAGCAACACCTTGAAGTGCAGTTGGTTTCAATCTAATACTCATTACTGGATAGAAAGTGTTTGCGTTAGTCAAAGTTGTCCCAGTAATAGCATTACCACGACTGACAAGAGTTCCTAGTTTCTCTGGCTCACCTTCTTGGGTGAGAGAGTTGGACCCCTGATGAAGATAATGTGTGCCAGCAGCACCAGTTACGTTCTCAAGTTCTAAACGAATTGGTAAGAATGGAGTAGCACACCAAACAGCATCAATAACGTTAGCATTTTTGAATTTGTGAATGGTGTGAGTTTCTCCACCAATCGTATAACTAAAACTTACATCACCAGATCCATACCACTCATAGTCAATATTAACTAATTGTTGTGCTGTTGGATTGGCTGTAATCTGACTAGGACCAGTCCCATCTAACTTGTCTCCATTCCAATCTTCTCTGGGAATTCTTCTTTCTACTAAACTACCAGATGCACTACTACGAATGACACAATAGTAGTTGGTGCCATCGTCTTCAAAGAATACTCCATCAGTTTCGTTGAATATACCAAACCTTCTGCAAATACCTGCTACTGGTGCTTCCAAACGAATACCAAATGAGCACTGTGCTGCTCTACCAGGAATGTATCTCATTACTGTTCTGGTCTGTCTGATGATCTTATCACCAGCAGTGCCACCAACAGACATAATAACGTTTGATGTTGCAGCACTATGAGTTCCTGATGCTGTGCCGTAAGTTACCTCATCCCAAACATCAGTTTCTTTTCCGTACTGGAAAGTGTTGAAGAATACTGTTTGGAATGGAGATGTTTTAAATCTACTCTTTGAAGTAAATTGAGGTCTCCAATCCGATTGTTCACCCCAGTGGTCAGCAAGGTTTACAACTTCAAATAGTGACGTGCCGTGATGTAAGTATTCTTGTGTGTTCTTATTCCACTGTGCCATGTCTTATCAAGCGAGGTATGCTACGGGTGTTGCCCAAACTTCAGCAGTTGCACCTGTGGTTGCTTGGAGAGTTTCGTCGTACTCTTTTTTGATGAGCACTCTTTCTCCAGCAGCAATCCACAAGTTGTTGCCGTTGCTGTTAACAATAAGAACAGGAACAGTATTAGTATTAATTACAGATACAATAGTTGCATCTCCAACTAAATTTGCAGCTGCTTGGATATCTACAGATACCCCTTTTGTTTTGAGGATCATCTTACTAAGTTTTATTATTATTTATTATCTAGAAGACCTTGCTTAATAAGTTTGGACAACTCTGCAGTTGATCCAACAAACAGAGCATTATTGTTAGTAACCTTCTGCTTGGACTTAGGACCTTCTTCAAGATCCTGCATCTTCTGCTGTAATGAGATTAGTTTCTCAGTGGCGTCAGAAACGCTCTTAACTAACTGTCCAGCGACTTCATATGCTCTTGGGTGGTCTGTGTTATTTGCCACGTCTAAGATGCCTGAGAGCGCCTCCTGACCCTTCTCAATGATGTCGTATAGCTGACCCCTAGAATAGTCGTAATCTTTTTTAATATCTTTATCGATATCAACAATACGCTCTGTTCTCTTCTTTGGTTTTTCTGTTTGCTCTGCAGGTACAATCTCTGTATCTACATTTAGGGCGTCTTCAATTCCTTCGTAGTTTTCGCTCATACATCCTCAAAGAAAGATACAGTTTCATTAAATCCAAAGTCATCACCTGAGATAAGAAGTGAATCATCAATTACATCAATGACTCCATCATTGTTCTTGTCTTCCAATGCCTTGGCAGTGACTTCATATTGTCTGTAACGACCTGGAACATTGAGGTCTGTGGATGTATATTCTTTTGTAATTGCCTTCTTGATAAGACCTGTATCTGAGGTAGGACCGTAGATATAAGTTTTAACTGTAAATCTTAAGGTGTATACCAATGCTCTTCTGGTATCAAAATCACCTTGGTAATCATCCTCAAATGAAATGTCATTCATTACAATAGGAACATCCTTGACAATTCCTGCTTCCTCAACTAATCTAATGCTGAGATTAAAGGATGGTTGAAAGTATGGTACAATCTGCTCTACAATTTGCAAGCAGTCATCTTGTGTTTTGCTCAAGATATTAAGTTCAAATTCCAGGTTGTATGGAACTGGAACATATGTTTTTTTAACTCCTTCTGCGTCCTCATTAGTCAAGCAATATTGAACAGGACTTTGTTTGCGAGAAGGATCATAACTCATACCAGTCATTTCAAATGACATCCTTGGTAGAGTGATAGCGTTTGGTCTTCCGAGATCAGGTTGCTCAGTTAGACGTGCAAGAAACTTCTGACGAGGACCATATGCCAAAGGAACTTTCATCCTCTGGTATACTGATCCATCCTCATTAAATTTACGAATTTCAAGATTATTAAAAAGCGTGCCAAATCCAACAACACACTTTCTAATAATCTGATTGTATTGATAATTACCTAACATAATTAACTCCTATTTCCAAATTCTCCAAATGGGTTTACTTCAGTAAAATCTAAAATCGAATCACCAGTATTCTCAAATTCAATGTTTTGAGCAAATGGATCTTCCATATCAAGTTCATCAAAGCTAGAAATATTTATAGAGAAACCAGATTCCTGTCCAGTCAATGTTTCTCCTATCTGATATACATTATAATCTGCAGTAGCAATTGGTGCTCTAAGTTCAATATAACTCTCTTTTGGAACCCATCTGTTTACCATTGCAGTAATTCCAGTAATAGATCCAACTACCATTTCTCCAATAGTAGGTTCTCCAGAAAGAGTATTGAAATCATAATAATACTTAACAATAAATCCTTCATTTTCTTGAGTTTGAAAAATATCTACACCAGCAGTTTCATTTTCATATTCGTACAGTTCACACTTAATTTGATAAGTATATAATGATCCAAACTGATAGAATGGAACTTCATGCTCTACAAATTTAATTTCAAATAAGTTATCAGTCAATGGGAAATATACAAGATCACCCTCTTGTGGTCTAGAACCAACTTCAATGTTTTCTACATTAACCATTTGAACGGCAATAAAATCTTGAAATATTTGCCTTGACATACTTAAAGTAATCTCATCAGTAGATCTGATTCCGAACTTAGTTAAGATATCTCCGTTTCCAGCAAATCCTTCAAAGTTTTCAAAGTATGCATATGTCAAGAATGAATCATCGAATTGAGAAATTACTTCCTCATTTAAAATAGTATCTTTACGAACTAACTTTCTTGGAATGTATAAAATATCCTGACCAAACATTTTAATGAACTCATCTACCAGCGATTGCTGGAGCATCTGTTCATTTCTAGTGCCGTGCCTAAAATAAGTATTCTTAGCCATATTATCCGATCATGTCTAGAGGTGGAAGTTCATACTTAGATGACATCTCTGATTCAATCTGCTGTAATTCTCCAACAGCATCGTCATAGAGTTGTCTACCATTCATTGTAATACCACCAGGCAGTTGAGCGCCTTGGAATTTAATCAGATTCTGACCCCACTGCCTCTTAATCAATGCAGTAGTATATAATTTTAAAAAGGGATCATTATAAATTTGAGTGTATGATGTTGGATCTAAAAGACGATAGCAATCGATAATTAAGTATGCACCCTCATCAATAAGATCTTTACCTGTATCAATGTACAAGCGATCCTGACGACGATTAAATCTAAATGGAATGACTGCTCCATTATTTAAAACCATATCTAATGTTTCAAGATATGATTTAGTCATGTAGTAACTAAGAATATCAACAGACCCAAACTGATAAAGATCATTAAGGAACAGTTGATATTCTAATCCAAAAAGATTGCTTCTGATGTTGCTTCCCTTGATTCCGAAGATCTTGTTTACACCAAGAACTTGTGGGGGAATATCAATGTAATTATTTCTTTCTACCCAGTCCCTTCCGTTGATGGTAGTAGTTACATCACCAGCACTTGTGCCAAAATTATCTACATCAGCAGAAGTAAACTGATACTTCAGGAACATTCTTTCTACGCCATCAAAATGACGCTCCTGAAATAGTTGAATAGCGTCATCAATCAGGTCATCAATCTGGTCATCATCGACGTTGATTTCCAGGACTGGTTTACCTAATCGACGTAAACAATATTCCTTTAACTCTGTTCTACTTGTTGGTTGCGCCATTTATACGCATTAAAAAGTCCTCTACTTTATTTAGCAGAGGACTAATTTATCATTCTTCGGGAGTTTCTTCACTCGTTTGCTGAGTCAGTTCAAGTGCTTGAACTGCACCGAGCAGTTTGAAGTACTCTTCTTTTTTAAGATTAATCTCTGTATCGAGTTCTTTAATCTTGCTGACACACTCTTCAAGTTGTGTCTTAAAGTTGTCGATCATTTCTGTTGTAGTCATATGTCTCCGTAATAAAAGTTCAGACAATTTATTTAGTCAGATAAAATTATAGTTAATCACAATCCGTGTGGACTGTGTTGGTTTACTGCTAGCATGATAAATCGATCCATCAAAAAATACACATCTACCTTGCTTTGGAGTAACTCTTTTTATTACTTGGTTACCATCAAAGAAGAACGTATCCCCATCAGAATCGTTCACATAATATAAACATACCATATGAGGTATGTCCATGTCAATATGGGGAGAATCATACTCTGTAGTTTTTGTAGTAGGAACCTGTAGAAAGGATCTCCCTCTAATAACAGTTCTGATTGAAATAGATTGCTTTTCACATGCTTCATATACCAAGGGCAATAGAAGACCCCAATAACCACTTTGGTATTTTGCTTCATGCATAAACAGGTGAGAAAATCCTAGGGTCTTTTCTGTTACATTTGTCTTGGTTAAATCATCATGAAATACCCAAGAAAATGAAGTATCGGAACTGATTATTTGATGAAGTAATTTTTGATAATTTTTACTGATGCAATCATCAAGAACTGTAATGTTGTTTACCATGTGAATGTATTAAATGTCAATCTAGGAGTTTCGGATTCCCATTTCTTTTCATCCCAATATGCAGAATGAAATAAACAGGATTCATAAAATATAAACCTATTGTATTGATGATATTCAGTGTGATACTTATTCCAATCTTTTTGAGATGAATCTGATAAGATGCTGTTACGATATGAATACTGTTGAGAATACTCTTCTCCAGTTTTATATCGATAGAAAGATGTACCAGTAATATTACCTAATACTTCTTCATCGGTGTTTAAACAACATAGTCCTGCGTAGTTGACTTCATCAATATGAGGAAGAACTTTTCCTATAGTATCGTATGCTTGGAATGAAAAAATAGGAGCAGAATAGTTTACTCTATAATCCTGATAATGTGTTTCTTTAATCCATCTAGTAAAATCTAGAAACTGAAATAAATTTATACCTGTCCTATGAATATATCCAGGATTAGAATGTTCTCCTTCTTTAATGTACTTACATGACAATGCATAATCTCTTACTTGATTTGGAAACAAGAAAAAATTATCAACGATGACAAGTTTGTTATTTGATTTTCCAATATACTTCTCAGATACTTTTACGTTTTTGTTAATTGAAAATATCTGAGGATCAATTACTTCCACCATATCCATCCAGTTAAAATAAATTTATCTTCAGTTTGAGATATTTCTCCCTTATGTAGGTGTGTATATCCAGCAGGGAAAATAACAGTTTTACCTTTCTTAGGTTTTACAGTATAGTCCTGGTGATAAAACATAGTTCCACCACCATCTTCAATATCATTTAGATAAGTCATGAACACCATCGCTCTATCACATGCACTCATTTGTGCAGCATCAATATGCCACTGATAGTATCCTTCTCCTGGTTTGTACCATTGTATCTGTGGTAAATGTCTGGAGACAAATGTTCCACCAAACTCAAAGAATCTATATTTCTCTAAGTACTCATCTACAAATTTATTCAGTTCATTATGATAATGATCCCATCTATATTTTTCTGGAGGACCAACTTTGTCTGCATCTTGCAACCAAAAATCAGTGCTCTTTTTTACATCGGGTTGAGATCTACCAGCAGGACCAGATTTACCTGGGTAGGTTAATTTTTTATCATGAGCATCCCAGAATAGATTTAACAAACTATCACATATAGTGAGATCTGATAATTGATATTCTTCTATAAATGTAGTCATACAAAACCAAGTTCCCTATAAATTCCGTATTCTTTTTTTGATACTGACATAGAATCTGTTAGATCACCAGCAATACTTATTCTAACATCATTACCATTATAAGTGCTAGTTTGGTGTGGAAGAAAATTTGGGAACATTGTAATGTATCCTGGTTTATTTTCAACCTCAATAGTTTGTCTATGATCAAAAGGATTATGATAAATTGTATTAGTATTTTCTGTAGATATTGTAATATGAAAACCATACAGGATATCTTCATTTACACCATGAGTATGAAGATTAATCTTTTGCCCAGTTCTCATTACATTAAACCAAGATTGTGCATATAAATGAGAATGCCAAGAAGCATTACTAATTGTTAATATATCAGTAAATAACTCTAACAATTTATCCTTCATAAGTTTGACCATGTAATGATCAAAATCAAATACACTGAAGTATGGAAATTTAGAAGTAATTGAATTTTCCCCCAACCCAGTGTTTCCATCTGTAGATGGTTTATCTTTAAATCTATCTAAAAGATATTGTTCTTTATTTAAAAGATAGTGCTTTATTTCATTACACTGATATGGAGTAAAACATGCACCTTCAATCATCGTGTATGTAAACTCTGGTGCAAATGGATTATTTGCTTTTTTACTTTTAAATTGATAAACGTTTTTCATTTTTCTAATACTAAAATATACAATCCATTCCACCAACTATTTTCATCTTCTGGAATAGTAGTTAAAATTTTACGTTGGAAAAGAACCTTTAAATTTTCCTCTTCAATCAAATCATTAGCAGAATCTACAACCCCATCAAAATTTGCATCATCCAATACTAGGATAAATTTATCTTGAAGTAATGGTAAAATTGATTTTAAATTTTTATACTGATCCCAGTATTCGTGTCCAGCATCATAGAAAATAATATTTGGTTTATCGCAAATATCTTTATCGGTTAATTCTGCAACATCTTTATTTGCAAAGGACCATCTTGGATTCTGAAATTTAGATAAGAACTCCATCGCTGGATCTTTAATTGTAGGTAAAAATATATCATCTCTGAATGGTTTAATATCAGGATCTTTAAAATTATCTACAGCAAATGCTCTGATTGGATTGTTGTCCAATGCTGCATAGAAAGTACTTCCAGTATAACAACCAAGTTCGAGATAAACTGAATCAGAATATGAACAAAGATTATTAAGTAAGTGTCTAACCTTGTTTGATGTTAATCCTGGAATGAAGAATCTATCTTGGATAAAAGAACTTTCATTCTTAGATGCATTATCGATAGCAATCAATGCCCTATTGACATATTCATCTAAAGTTCTGTCTTCTTTCCTCAATCTAGATTGCACAACTGAATCACAATAGTTACAATCCCAACAATCAAACTTACATGATTTAATCTTCTCTCTCCATATGTCTATGGGTTTTTCTGTGATAGATGTATCTTCAATGTAAGAATTGAATTGAGGGAATAATAACTCATCATCATTATTCCATCTCTCAATAATATCCATAGATTCTTTAAGACGCATAGCATTTTCTCTACCATGCATTTTAAATACATCAATACCTAGATCGAACATTTCTTCCCAATCCTTTTTCCAAGGTGGAAGGTTTGCTGCTTTTAAAGAAGATGCAGGATCACGCTCATCCCAAAGAGAACAAGATACTCTACTGATTGTATCATTAAAATACTGAGGATTGTCAGGTCTTCTTGTTGTATTATAATGATAGTGTTCAGGCATAATTGGGCAACCTCCCCAACAACCTTCATTGGCAAGCATAGAAAATCTAACTGGTAACCCAATGCTTGCACAATATTCCTTTGCTTGTTTTAATCTCAACAACTGATCTTTGTCTCTCATAAGATCTCTATCAAGATTAATATAACTAAATCCTGCTTTCGCTAGAGATACAATATCATTTGCTTTAGATACTTCTCTAAGAATTGTATTTTTAATATAGAGATCTGGAAATGCTTTTTGGATCTGTCCAGTCAACATCCAAGTCGTATGGGGTAAAGTTACAATACGAACCCCACGTTCATACAAACCAGCAAAATTACCAATCCATACATCTAAGTTTTCTTGATTAGGAATTACGTGGGGATTGTTGAAAGTAGCAGAAAGTGGAATACCAGTTTGCTCAGAAATATAAAGAGCATTGTATGTGGTAAATCTAATATCTTCTGCAAAAGTATCCCCCATTGCATCTTGCAAAAAAGGGGGCATACGACATGTGAAATAAAGATCAAAGATTAAATCTTTATGTTTGTTTAAAAATGGAATGAAAGTTTCAGTTACAAACTCCTCACTCAGCTTCGGATTGATTGGTAGAGAGAAAATCGCCATAACGGTCAATTACGTAATTAATAAATGCTGCTTCATGTTGCTCATCAATGATATGCTTATATTGTTCGCATAACTCTGTAATCTTTTCTACATTAACGTCAAGTTCATCAACGTCGTATTTTTTTGATACTTCAAAATGAATAATAGGTGCTACTTCTAAATGTCTCATTTTTTAGTTTCTCCTGAGGTAATCTTTGGTGGAACAACTTGATCTCCCAATTGGAACTGTTTAAGTTCTGGTTGAAGTTGTTTATTAATTTTATCTAGTCCACTTCCAATCATGGTAGAAAATCTAACAGCAATTTGAAGAGTTTGTATCTGATCCTCTTCAGGCATCATAGTGATAGATTCCATATTACCAGAACCGATCCTTCCATAAGAAACAATATCCATTGCTGCCTGTTTTCCTAAACGAGCAATCCAATATGCTCTTTCTTCATTATCATTAAATTCAGTAAAATATTTAATATCTTCTTCTTTACTTACATACTTTTTAATAATATCTAAGAAGATTTGCATCTCCTTTTGAGATTGATAATACTTTCTCTTCCATACAGTAATATCATAATCAATTTTACTAAGTTCAATTTCAATTACTTCTTTCTGAAGATCATCAGTTTCATTGTCATAATCTCTTTGAAGTATTTTCTTTTGAACTTCTGCCTTCTTTAAACTATGTTTAATTTCAACATAAGCATGATACCGAGTTTCAAGTTCTAAAAGTGCTTGTCGAGTTTTTCTCCATGGAGTCAACTGACTATCAGCAACAAAGTGTTCACATTGGTATTCGGTCATACCACTATTCATATGAAGTGCTCCTTCAAGCAACTTCCAATCTAGATCTTGAATATTAAATTCATCGATAAACTCTTGACTAAGTTTAATATCTTTTATGTTTGAATTGACGATATTAGTTCCATCATTCAAATAATCAGAAATTGTACTCATTTACATTGACCTCATACTCTGGTTTTCTTTCCCAATCGGTTTCAGATACAGTTCTGCCCATTTCAACTGCTTGAGCAGTAGGCATCATTACCCCGAGATAATCCTCGTACAAAATATTTATATCCCAAATGCTAGCAGTATTTTTAAACTCTTTTAACAGTGTTTGCATATTTACTAACATGGTTGAAAGATTATCTTGATATGATTCTGCTTTTTCCAAAATTTTATTGGCAAGTTCAGTTTTATCAATCCCTCTTTCGGTAGCGAGATAATCTAAGAATGGAGTGACATGTCCATCAGCACCTTGATAAGTTAACCACTCTTTTGCTTCATGCTTCTGAATTTCCCATGAAGATGCTTCGAGAGTATTTGTATTTCTTAGAATAATAAATCTTCTTTCATATTCATCTTCAATTAACTCTTTAGCAAAAATTTTCATAAAGTCAAGAACAGTTGCTTTAATCTCATCCGTCATTTGGATTGCAACTTTTTTACCGTATTCTGGATAATCCAAATCTGCAAGAGTTTCATCTTGAGAAAGAACACCATCAGATTCCCAAACTTTAGCAACTTCTCTGACTTCTGAAAATAATGCTGACCCTAAAGATGCTTGTTCTTCAGTAACTTCAATATATTTTCCAGTCCATAATTTATTAAAAACTCCAAATAGTTCGTCTGAGATTTTAATACATGCCAAGTTTTGAAGTTCATACAACTCTTTGAATACCAATCTTGAATCGGTATCTTCTACAAATTGAGTTGTATCTAATGCTGACTCTTTAATAATTAGATATTTCATTTTATTAGAATGGTTGAGTTGTAGTTATAGATGCAGATGCCGACGAACATGCTGCTGAAGATTGTCCATAGTGTCCTTTTGGTCTAGTTGCAAATCCCATTGTGGTAATAGAATCATTTGAGTATAACCATTTTTCAGTATGGTTATTCTGCTGACCATCGAAGTCACCTAACTTATAACCCCAATCTTGTCCCATCTCCATATTTTCTTCACCAGCTGCTCTTGCTCTGTTATAGTTTGAAAGTGCAGCACCATCAGAATCACGAACTTTTCTAACAGGTGTTGTTACGTTATTGCTAGTACCAATATAAAAATGACCCCACTTAGTAGGAAGTGCCTTACACCAACCTCTATTATTACCAGCAAAGTTTAAGTTAGTCCAAGCATCATTACTATACGTAAGATACTGCTGAACACCATTGGACCATGACATATATGCTCTTGTTTCTCCACCAACACCTGCAACGAAGTCAGAAGAACTTCCTGACGAAGTAGTAGAGTACATGATCTCAGTACCAAAATGCAGTTTATTAGTTACTGAACTACCACCACCAGTTATGTATCCACCTTGACCAATTTGATTAGTTGCACAACCTGAGTCATTTCTACCAACGCTCATTGCCCAACCACCAGTTACACCATACCCCATAACTGCTTTGGGGTTATCTCCTTCATATCCATAGGTATATTGAGAGAATCTAGAATCACCTTGAGTTCTACAAATACCAGTATTTAAATTATAACTTGAAGTGTGTGATGAGTTTCCAGCATAAGAGTTTACTGTGCCATGAACATATGCATTATAATCAGACCATGTTCCGTCACAATATGCTGCTGCTCTATCTAACTGTTCTCCACAATAGAATGTAGTATCAGTAGTATGCCATGTCTTATTAAGTGATCTCCAAGGTTGAGATCCTTTATAACCTCCACCAATATATCCATGAGTAATAATACTTCTATATCTATATCCACTTAATGGTCCAGTTGGAACTGTTGCTCCAGGATATGACCAAAATGCTCCGCCAGGTCCATCAGATACAAGGTATGCACCTCTGGTTTCATCTGTCTGTTCAGGCAGTGGAGTTAGAGGATCACCGTTTTTGTAATAATCTCCTCCACCTACAAGGTCAATGTTGCCTTGATTGATAACAAGTTTTCTTGGCAAATTGTTAGCATTGTTTGAACCAACATTTGCAGTGGTATTGATTCCAATACCACCATTAAGCATATGGATTTGCTCTCTATACGATGTTCCATTATTTGCCATCGTAGAGAACTCAACTCTCCCTCCATTGGGGAAGAAGCGAATATATGCCTGACCAATAGCACTATTTAATCTTGGGAAGTAACTATTAGAACTATCTGCAGCACTTGTTGGATATGATGTTGTATAATAATTGGTAACATTCATACCAATACCACCACCATCCCAGGTTCTTCCTGGTTCCGATACCCATAACTGCATGTTAATTTCACCAGTTCCACCACCATTGTTTCCTGATGGTAGTGTTAATCTCATGGAAGTATTACCATGAGCTCCATAAAGATGTAGTAGTTTTCTTGGATTATTTGAGTTAATACCAACAGCACCACCAAAAGTAGCAGTTAAAATATTAGTATTTGATGAGTTTCTAACAAACCAGAAATTTGCATTATCCGAGTAGTTGGGTCCATCATAACCCACATACATATTTCCATTTCCAGTCAATGCTCCACCTTCTCCAAAATGAATTGCTGCAGGAGTGGTAGAACCTGAGGGACTGGTAATATGCATCTGACCAGTAACTGCCAGTTGCTTATCAGTAGCGTTTGGGTTTACACCAATATTGACAAATCCATTATAACGAGCAAGATCGACACGACCAGAAGCATCTACTGCAATACTAGGAATACCCGAAACATCATTAACTGAGAATATAATTCCAGAAGTCAGATTATTATTGATAGAAAATAACTGCCCTTGATTTCCTTCAAATGAAATAGTATTGTCATCAAGAACTCGCAAAGAAATTGGAACATTTCCTTGTCCTACAAAAGAAATCTCTGGTAATGCCGTTTGCCCTCGATTAGGCGTTATAAGAATGTCCTTATCGGAATTCGCCATTTTACACTATGCCTTTTATTGAATATTTATATTACGAAAATCCCATATGACTTTTTAATGATTCATACAGATCTTTACATTCAGAATCTGGAAGAACTCTATTAAAAACATAGAGGTTATTAAAAGAAGATATATCATTTTTTTGACCAGAGTATGGTCCAAAAATTTTAATAGGAGATGATCCTGCAGTTTTAGGATTAGATACAGTTGCAGTTCCTACATTATTTCCATTAATAAACATCCTTGCAGCTGCACCATTTTTAGTTACACCAACAAAATACCAAGTATTGACTGCAAATGTAGAATTATTTCCAAAATCACAACCACTATTACTTGGATTATATCTCCAGTGTATTCTTCTTTCTGAGGGAAATCTCCATACTCCAGGAACTCTATCTCCTCCACCATCAAATTCAAAAATCTGATCCCATCCACCACTCCAAGCATTTGGATAGGTTGCGCTTGAATTGAATCTCACTCTAAAAAAGATAGAATGGTAATCTGTATCTAAAACATTAGTAGTTGGTGTTCTATAATAGTCATTGTAATGACCTTGAATTCTATCTGAATTTACTTGAGATCCTCCAGTAAAATTTAAAGAAGAATTTCCTAAATTATACAAAGTAGAAGTATTTCCAGTAAAGCATTTTGTATTAGATACATCTACTGCTGTAACTAAACTCTGTGGTCCATTTTCAATAGATTTTAATCTTGGTCCTGCAGCGCATCCCATTATAGTCCAAACCTCCCTTTTAGTGCTTGATAGTTTTTCTTTATCTCAGATTCTGACATCACCCTATATCTAAATGCAAAGTATGCAATGCCTCCAGTGAAATTTCTTCCCTGGTTTCCACTGCATCCTGTTTGAATTGGTCCTCCAATCCACATATAATTATTACCACTTCCACCATAATATCCACTAGAAGTTTGTAAAGTAAAGTTAGTATTAGTTCCTTCTAGTTCACCGTTGATGAAAATTCTAAATGCATTTGTTGCATCCCAAGTCACATGAACATTATACCATTGGTTTGCAGTTTTAACCCCAGAGTAAACATATTGAGGTCCATTTTGCCAAAGGTGCCCAGCAAATCTATTACCATTAGACATCTGAATGCAGGGTAAACACCATCCAGTAGATGCATTATTGGATGACAAATGAATAATATTTTGACTAGTAGCTGAGGTTGGATATACCCATACTTCACATGACCATGGTGCTTGACCACTTGGAGATCCTGCAGCACCACTATTTGGAACTTCGTTTATTCTAAATGATTTTGAAGAACCAGTTGGTGGAGAATCGCCACTAAAATTCCAAGCAGTAGCGCCACCATATGAAGTGGTTGTAGTATTTCCATACACAGTTATAGTGCTTTGGGAAATAAGATCAATTAAACCCTTTGGATTTTCTGCGTCAACTACACACTCTAAATTTTCAGTTCCTATTCCTGGTGAATGAAATAATCCCATTATCCAACTCCGTATCTTTCGCTATAATATCTAGCATTTCTTGCCATTTCTTCATCACTCAATGCTCTATTATAAACTCTGTATTCATATATTCTACCAAACCAACTATTACTATTTTGGAAATATCCACCCAATACTGCACCAGTTCCACCCCAATTGGCAGCACGAGTTCCATTGGTTCCAGAATTATTTCTTTGAATGCCATTCACAAATGTTTCTCTATTTGGAGTAACACCTGTTCTACATCTAAATGTCCATCTATTTAAAACATTAATGTTTTCTGCAGGTGGCATGTAATAATTAATTCTTTGATCAGCAGCGCAACATCCACTTACATCATAATAAATATAATCGTTTACCCATGGAACGTGTGCCATAATTGCACGTTGCCCATCTGACATAAAGAAATTAAATAAAGTAGTAGCTACTGTACTTGATGGTTGACAAATAATCTCTACAGTATGTTGAGCAGCACCTGTTACAAAATTATAATAGTTCGATGGTTTACCGTTCCATGTATATGCTGGAGCACCATCTGTATTTAATGAAAAATATCCAGCACTATTCCATTGAGGAGCACCATTGCTGGCAGTCCAAATATCATTTGAATCTGCTAAATTTCTCCATTGAGAACCAGATCCTGGATATGATTTTGAATTGCCAGCATCCAAACAAATAATCAATCCGTCAGATACTGAAGTTGTATTATATGCAATACTCATTCTTGAACCTCTACTTCAACTTCTAATCTATTTACATCCTTACGTTCTGCTTGTACAAAGTAGAACGCTGCCCCGCCACCAGTCGTGATTTTATTATCAGCGACATCAATCACCCAGCGATTACCAGAGTCACCAATTGCAGTCAGTTGAACTGTAATGGTCTCCTCATCGACAAGTGCTGTCCAATACTCAGGAAGTTCAATTACACCATCTGTGACACGTCCTCTGACGTATACACCATGCTCAGGACCCTCAAGTGAACCATGTGCAAGTTTGAATCCTTCCTTAGTTGGGTGATCAATTAAGAAGGACTTACTTGTTGCAGCAAAGGAACCATTGACAGTAACTGCGTAATTATTATCTGCACTACCTTGGAAACCGATGTTACCAGTATTATTAACTGACATTCTAACAGCAAAGCTATTAGAAGTATTTCTAGTTACTAATTGGAAATCAGTATATCTATCGGTAGCAGAACTATAACCATTAAATCCAATTCTACCAACTACAGTTCCATCTGGTTTTACTTGTTCAAACCAAGAATCATCACTAGTATTATAGAGAAGTAAATCATTAAATTGACCTTTTACTCTAATATTTTGATTAATTGCAGTAGAACCAACCTGAAGATTACCAGTAATTCTTAACAGTGAGTTGTTGGAATTACCTGGAGTTAATCTCATATCTTCATAATTTACTCCACCAGTTGTATGAGTCCATCTAAAGAACTCATTTGCATTATCATTAACTTCAAATTCTAATCTAGAATTAGTATCCCCATCTCCAGTATTGTAGAACTTGATAGAAGCACCATCAGTATTTCTTGCCCAGACAATACCTTGCTGATCTTGGTTGAAGTTAATGTTGCCTGACATGGTGCCACCAGTCAGTGGCAGGTTACCAGTAGCAGTACCAATAAATCCACTTGATGCAACAATGTATCTTCCACCAAAGTCACCATTAGAAGTACGAAGAACTGCATCACTATTACCTGCAGTATTATAAGTTAATGCAGGTGCAGTTCCAGTGACGCCAGTATCAAATGCAACGTTACCTGCGTGCCAAATAGTATTACCATTAACTTGAGCAGCATTTGCTTGGAAGTTGAGATTACCAGTTCCAAGAGTGCTAGAACCACCACTTGCAGAAATTCTTACATCATAATCAACATTATTACCAGAAGAATTAAAGTCAATATATGGTGAAGTTGATTCTGTAATATTACCAAGATTTAAGTATGAAGTTCCAGTAGCATCCGAACCGAACTTTGCCTTGACCTTAGAATAAGTTTCTTCCTTAGCTACACCAAAGTCAGTCAGTGGATAGTATTCTGCAGGAGCAGTTGCAGTACCAACTTTCTTAATGGTGCTGTTCAGGTTACCTGAAATCAGTTCAACAGTAAGAACTGTCCATGGATTAGAAACTCTTCTTTCAAACTCGAATTCGGCATCACCGTTAGTTGCAGTTACCGTTCCACTAATATGTGTTGGGGGAACAGTACCAGAGTTGTAATTGCCAGTTACAGAATTAGCAACTCTGTAAATGTTATGACCGTATACAATACGATCATTTCTATTATAACCGTTTGTATTTGATGTCCATTCTGTATTCTCTTCAACATATTGTGTGCCAGTTAAGTAATTGGCAGGATCAAGATTGATATGTCTCTTAAGGACTCTTACTGTACCTTCATTAACGTTATTAGCAGTATACAGGTTGACAGAAGTGTCTCCACCAGCAACTGTATCAAGAGCATTTAATACTTCTTCAGTAATATTATATCCTTCAATATACAAATCATAATGTGCGCCGTTACTTGTTTGGAACGCTGGATTTGGAACAGTAATTCTTACTTCTTTATTGAAAGAATGCTCTTCCAATTGAGTTGGAATTCTGCTATTATTGATTGTATCAGTAATAGTATTGAGACCACTTTGATACCAACGTCTGTTATAACCTTGGAACAGATCTGAATCAAGACCTGAACCTACACCGTCATTGCCATCATGCCAAACCTTTCTCCAGGAAGACCATACATCGAGTCCTGCATTGTTTTGATATACAGGCAGTGATGCAGTAATGACTGCTACTGTGGTGTAATTTCTAGTATTTTGCTCACCAAAAATGCTAAATGGAAGTTCAACTTGGAAAGTAGGTGAAGAAGAACCAGATAGGTTATATCCCCAACCTTTATCTGTAATTTCTACATTAGTGAAAGATCCATTGACTACAGTAAGATTAGCTTTCAGACCATATCCAGTACCACCACCCAGAGGGACATCATAGTAAGTGCCGTTAACATAACCAGAACCAGCAGTAGTAATTGTCAGAGAGTTTACATGGTTTGGACCACTGTTTCTTAAGAACAGGTTATTGTTATCAGTTACTGCCAACTGATTCATTGCACCTTCAGCAAAGGTAGTTGAAGTACCACCCCTTCTTAAAGTAATTACACCATGATAGAGACCACCATCTTCAAGGAATTCCCATTCATTAGCATAACCAGGGTTAGCATCATTATCTTTCCACTGGAAGTGACCACCTGCAAGATAGTTAGATGGTTGGAATGTAGAAGTTCTAGCATCCTTTGCAGTCAGGATTTCACCGAAACTTGATGTACCATCAATGTCAATACCATAAGTACCAATGAGGCAGTTTGCAGGAAGACCTGGAGTTGCTGTACTTCCTGGTACAAAGTTATCACATTCAACATAGAAGTTAGAATCTTTATTATCAAGTAAGTCAGCATCAAATCCAGAACCCTGTCCTTGGTCAATATCAATAGCACCATCAGCACCAATAATGAACTGACCAATTCTTACACCAGATCCAGTATCTGATTTTCTAAACTTAGAAACACCAATGGTACTATAAGCATTAGCATTTGGAGTATTGCCATTAACTCTATCAATATCAATAACAACATCGTTAGAAAGTTTAGGTGATGTTGCATACATTGCAAGCAGAGTTGCTGCTGATGTTCCTGCGCCAATAATTGGAGGAACTGGAGTAATTGTAAATGAGGTTGCATTACCAGCTCCAGAGTAACCAACACCAGGATCAGTAATAGTAATATATTGAATTGCACCGTCAGTTACGGTAGCAGTTGCAGTAGCATCTACACCATTACCCCCAGTAATTTCAATAACAGGAGTATTACTACCCAATCCAGAAGTACCATCAAGCATATTGATAGCAACAACTTGACCAGAAGAGATAACAGCAATTGCTTTGACACTAGTCAAAATAGATGGATTTTGGGGATCTGTCCAGTTATCTTTGAAAGTTACTGTAGGCAATTCAGTATATCCTGTACCACCATTTGTAATGGTAACAGAACTTACTACTCCGTTAGATACCTTAATTGTACCTTTCAGGTTTGCTCCATTACCACCAAGGAGGTTAGTATCAGTATAAGTTCCAACAGTATATCCTTGACCGCCGTCTTCAATTTGAATCTGTTTGATATAAGTGCTTACACTATTGTTGGCACCCAGGATAATTGGTGATTCATCACCAATTCTCATAGACGATACTGCAGGTGAGAATAAAGAATCTCCACGCAAGTATGTCAGAGAACTTGCTGGGTTCTGTGCAGTAACAGATGCAAGTCGAGTTGGGTTAATAATACCTGATGTAATAAACGAAGCATCAATTGTAGAAGACGTTAACTGAATCCAGTTATCAGCATTAAAACCTGAAGTATTGACTACGTTTGCAAGCGTAATTGTATTAGGTGTACCTGCTTGATCATCAATCGTATCAGTAACATCTGTCTTAATATTATTAATGATATTGATACTTAATCTAGATCTAATAACAGTTGTTAAGATGGCACCAGATCCTGTAGAACTATTAACAGTAATAGTACCTGCTGCTGTAGATGGAGCAACAAAATAATTATCACCACCAGAAGTTAGAGTTACACCAGTGATTTGACCACCATTGACAGTAACCGTACCGACAACTGCTGCAGTACCTCCAGAAGGTGCTGTAAATGTAACAGTGTCTCCATTTACATAAGAATTACCACCATTATTAACAACAACTTGTGTTACTGTACCTACAAGGAAATTAGTTACCTGACCTTGACCACCACCTGGAGATGCCAGAGTGAAATCGCCATTACTGAATACATGTAAAGTATCTGGAGTAAATTCAAGAATTTGACTCTCCAAATCATCGTTAAGAATATATGAAATTGGAGTACCTTGAGTTTCAAAGATGTGGTTACCAGAACCAGCAGATGTGATAACAATTTCAGATCCAGAAGAAGCATCTGTAATTGAAGATGCTAACTGAATTGTATTAGCATCAATAACAATAGCATAGTAAGTTTCTCCATCTACCAGAGGTGAAGGTGCTGTTACAGTTCCCGTTCCTTCATAATAGATAACAGCGTCAGAGGTGTTAAGACCGTGATTAGTGATACTAAACTCATCTGTGGTTGTATTAATATTAGATGATGTAAAGTTAAACTCTTGAGTTGCTGTCTGAATAACAATGTCACCAGCAAGTGGTCCTTCAAGTGAAAGACGTGCTGCTTCATCAACAACAGTGAAGATATTAAATGGTCTCAGTGCTGGCAGTTGGTCAATATTAATACGACCAGAATTATCTAACTGAACCAGAGCATTTGGAGTTGGAACAGTCGAATAAGTACGACCGATGTAGATACCCAACTGGTTGCTAATATATTCATATACTGCTTTCTGAGTTGAGAGTAATTCATCAACTGGACCAGGACCACCAAGTTCAACAGCACCTAATGTATTATCTGTGGAGAATCCTTCAATGGTTACATTACTACCACTAATTTTCAGGAAGCTAACTTCGGAAATTTCAACAGTACCACCAAAGGTAATGTTACCAGTTCTGTTTTCTACGTTAGCAAAGTAACCAATCTTGAAGTCACCAAGTTCGTCAGTACCTGATGCATAAACACGACCGTTTAACTGGGATACTTGTTCAAAGTCACCAGTTTGATCTGAACCTCTTGTGCCACCATTTTGGGGAAGAGCATTATAATCATTACCAGAACCAGAGAATTCCCATGTGTGTGAAGACGAGTTACAAATAGATGGTCTTAAGAAATCAATTGGGTGATTTTGTAATTTAACTTTGTTAAATTCATTGATAACGAAGAATCCATCATCTCTTTCAGTAGCACTTGGGAATGGATCTGCTTGAGTGCCTTCAATTGATGGGTTATCGAGAATTTCATCAAACAGATCATTTAAAGTTTGAAGTGCTGCTTGTACGTTAGCACAATCACCACTTACATAATCAGGAGCAGTTGAGATGTCATGAATGACGGTATTATCAACATATGGAATTTCATCAGTCCATTGTGCTACGTAGTAACCATTTGTTGACTGCTGAGCAGTAATAGTTCCACCTTTAATTACCAAAAGATTATTAATTGCTTTCTTAGCAAGTGATACTGCTTCATCGAGAACTTCTTTAGTTGCTGCTTCATAACCTGCAACGTGTTGGATTGCATTGCCACTTACATATAGTTTTGCAGCATCCCAAGTGGCATCATTTGCATCAAACTTAATATCAGTTGCCCATGCCTTAACGATTTCTTCTACGTCACGAATACACTTGTCTCTATTTTGATCAAAGGTATTTGTAGAGGTTGTTGCAGTAGTGAAGTATGCTTCTTCTGCAATATAACGAGCATTCTTTTCAAGAAGAACTGATGCATCAGTGTAACGGTTTTCGTTACCTCTAACTCTCATTGTCGAGTTAGCTTGGACCTCTGCTGTAATAGGAGCAGTTGGTGTAGCTGAAATAGTAGTTTCAATAAAGTATTCAGGGTTTTGACCAGCACCACTAGTCAACTCAAAACCTTGTGGTCTGATGAGATAGTGCTCAAGAGGTGCCTCACCTAAACCATCAACAGTAAAGATTGGTCTACCAATATCGGTAAATGTAATATTATCAATTTCACCTTTGTGGAATGAATATGCTTCTTCCCTAAATCCAGATGCTCTGAGTGAATATGTACCAAAGTTAGATGCAGAGTTGGTCAATGATGCATAACCACCAGATTCAACTAAGGCACCATCTTGAGTGAAGATACAGAACACCGAAACCAGCTGGGTATATCCATCATTAAATACTCTATATGCTGTTCCTCCAAATGAGATGATGGTAAACGCAGCAGCAACCATCGACTTACCCTGTGGAGGTAAGTTTGGTCTTCTTACGTTTGGTGTTGCTACTTTAGCACCGTCAATTTCACATCCACCACCACCGAGGAATGAAATTACAGATGAGTTAAAGATGTATGGAGATACTTCAATGATTGGAAGATCATCCCAGGAATGACCAATGTTAAAGAACTTATTGTTACTATCTGCATAAGATGATGTTGCATACTCTACTGGAGCAGTGTTGCGACCATTGATTCGATCAATGACAATATTCCACAGAGTATACAGAGAGTTTGCTACATTATCACAAGCAAAGAATCTGTTAGAATCATAAGTATTTGAGATTGTATCATCTTGATATACATCAATACTAAGTGAAGCATCAAACTCGGTTCCTATTCCATCAAAGAGGATATCGGCATTATTAGCACCAAGAACTACACCTACAGTATAACTAAACGCAAATGCATAGGTTGGACCGCTGTTTGAGGTATATGAAAGTTCCCAAGTTCTTCCTTTATCTTGAGATGTATAGATGTATGAACTTGCTCCAGAGTTGTATCTTGTCCACAATCTATGTCCATCATGAACTACCTTACCAAAACTATTAGTTGAGATATTTCCTGTTGGAAGTGTTTTGGTTGCGTGATTGAGGTTATCATTAGTTACTGCAGTAGTAACAATAGTTGTCAGAGTATCAATGGAAGATGCTACATCTGCACATGCAGTTGTAGGATCAGATCCATCGAGAGAAATATCTGGTTTTGTAAACTGAACAATGTCAGTTGTAAATTGTGCTTCTAAACCAGATGTATAAGTATTGTCTGTCAGATATGAAAGCGTAATAGAAATATTACGCATTGCATCTTTAGCAAGATCTCTTGCATTGTTGATGATTGCTACAGTTTCTGCCTCTTCACCATCAACATGAGTTGTACCAACATAGTAAGAAGCCGCATCATAGGTAGCAGCATTACCACCATGGCGGATGTCATGAGCGATTGCCTCAAGTACATCTACAACGTCGTCTACACAGTTTTGGTTGCCAGTTGGGATAGTAAATGCGTTTGCATCAACATATGCATAAACTGCCTGTGCTGCAATTAGTTTCTTGTTCTCAAGAATGAGGTCAGCAGCATCTTGATAACGATCTGCTTCTACATTAGTAGTAACATAATTAGTTTCCCAGGTTAATCCACCATCATCACTAATGCAGAGTTTGCCATTAGTTGAGGTAGCAACCATTCTACCTTCAGTCCAAGTAATGCCAAGAAGTGGGTTACTTGTTCCACTTTCCTGTGCAGTCCAAGTATTTCCATCAGTGGACTCAAGGATGACACCACCAATACCAACAGCAATAAACTTATCAATATCATCATTATAAATGACATCTCTAAGGTCAGATGACACCCCACTAGTTGTCCCTATTTGCCATGAAGTGACATTACTAGAATACAATACTGTAGAATTATTACCAACTACAACATAATTAGTGCCATTATATGCAATTGCATATAAATCCTCAGAAGATCCAGATCCTACACTATACCAAGTTGTACCATTGTTTGACCATAGAATAGTTCCGTTTGCACCTACTGCAACATACTCAGGAACTCCTCTCAATCCAACTGCCCACTTATTCCAACGGATGTCGTTGAGATTTTCCGTAGTTCCACTGGTTTGAGCAACCCAAGTAGAACCATCTACTGAAGTGTGGATTGCTCCAGAATCTCCAACGGCAACGAACTTTTCATTATCCCAGATAGCAGCACGAAGACCGCCAGTGTATCCACTTACTCTAGTAAATGTACCAGTGCTTGAAGTATCAACATAATTTAACTGGTTACGCATTGCCTGAATAGACAGGTCTCTTGCTTGCTCAAATGCGTAAGTAGTTTCTTTGAGTTGATTTTCAATGTGAGTTAATGCACCAGCATCATAGTAGTAATCTGCTGCTTCTTTAGTTGCAGCATTACCACCCCAAGTCAAGTCATAGTTAATAGCATTAACAATATGACCGATATCGGTTTTGCACTGATTCTCATCAGGAACAACTAAAGAGGTATATTCTGCCTTAGCTCTTCTAAGGGACTCTGCTGCAATACCTTCTTGGTTTCTACTAATCAGATCAACAGCATCAAGATATCTGTTTGGACTCTTATTGGATTCTTCAAATTTACGTGGAGAATTATCGAGAGAGAATACTACATAGTGATCGTCTGAAGTTACAGTCGCACCAAACGAAGTAACACTATACTCACCATTAACTGCACCTAGAGAAATAAGATCAGTTGGAGTATCTTTAAATACTACAAATTGAGTACTAAATCCGTCATCTGATTCAATTCTGTGAGAAACATACTGCCTACCATTAAATCTACCAAGATCCCCAAATGTCCCTTGATTCGGTAAATTTGAAAGTTCTACATATTGCCCTACTTCATACTCATGATAGAATCCATCAACAATGGTAACAATAAGTCCCTGGGGATAGTTAATAGGATCATACTTTAAACTCTTAACACCATATGTCTGGTGACTGGTTACATGCTTAACGACTTGTGCATCTGGTGTTAACTGCTCACCTACATCTACACTAAGGTTATAAGTTGTAGAATTTGTTGTGTATTGATAGATTGCACCAACGGAATCAATATCACCAACGATATTGTTAATAGTGACAACACCTGATTGATCAGTAGCATCATTAAAAGTAACATCAGTAATGACACCAGTACCTAACGTGGTAGTATTTGTAAGTACTAATCCAGGAACAAGAAGAATACCACCACCATTGGAACTGAAAGTCAGTTCCCATTCTTGAGGTGCAGCAATCTTGTGTCCTAATTCAAATGCTCTTCCATACTGACCACCTAAAGTTTTAGGATAGAAGAATCTTTGCTTATCGTCAAATACATAAGCATATCCCCAAGTAAATGCTGGGTTGCCTTCAGAGTTAAGATTATCACGGAAAGTGATGCCTGTTACATAGTTCTCGTTCGACGCCTTGAACATATGTTTCCCAGGATTCTGGGGTCTAATGATACAAAGACGAATGTTATCACCTACAACAGAACAAAGATCTGGCAGGGAGATTGGGTTATCTTCTAAATAATCTCCACCTGCAACGATGAGGGTTTCTTTTTGATCGGTAAGAGCAGCAAGTTGAGTTGCTCTTTTAATTGTTCTAACTGGTTTGGTAGCGGAGCGACCATCAAAGTCATCAGAACCAATCTGAGCAGAAACGTAAATACGACCACCAACGTCGTTTGTAGCGATGTTATATACGAAATTGGTAGTAGCAATTTTATTACTGTCATCATCAAATGTTGGAGTTGCCGAACGAGGGTACAGCAATTCTCCAGTATCTGGATCTGGGAATGTTTGGAGAACAGGAGCACGAAGGTTCAAACTTGGGTTAACAATCGTGTCAATATCCAAGTTTGCGATACGAGCAGTATCTGAAATGATGGAGGTTGTCGTTCTAATCTGACCCTCAACGTCCAATTCATATTGCGGATTAGTTGTGTTAATACCAACACGAACCAGTTTATCCACATCATCAG